CACCTTGTTTTTGTGTATTTTTTTTATCTACTTCATCGTATCTTTGTATAGCAATACTAGCAACAGCCTTTGGATCAAATGAACCAGTCTCTAATATCTTCGCTCTTTTAACTTCGTTATAGTATTCGGTTATCTTTCCTTCTTTAACAAAAGCGTAAGCATTAGCTGCATTTTTACCAACGCTAACATCTGGCAAGCCAGCGTTTCTGCGAATCATACTGGCGGCCTGTCCTTCATCTTTTTCAGTTCTATCTATTAGTTGTTTGGATAGGTCAGACAGTTGCTTTCCGCTTATTCCAGATCTAGAAGATATTCTACGCAAATCATTTAAATCAGTAATAACGCCAGTTCTAACTTGCAAACTAATATTTGAGAAAACGGCAGAGTCTCCATCTGATGATGGGTTTAAAAACTTTTCCATTTGGTCTATAGACAATACTTTTGACTTTGCTATTTGCAAACCAATCTGACGTTTTTTTGCTGCGCTAGTAGCTGGGTTGTAATAATCAATTAACAGATTATTTACCATTTCTTCATTGCCCAACTTCTCAATATTCTTGGCTGCGTTTAATGCACTAGCTTTCTCTGTAGCCCTCTTTAAAAACATAGCGCCCAACTTGTCTTTATCAAGTCCTTTATATAACTCGCTTAGGTTGCCAACGTCACCCTTTTGCAACTTTAACAAAGCCTGTGTTGCGTTTGGACTAGAGTCAATTAGGTGGTCAACAATATTAGAATAAATTTTATCTTGCAGCTCATCTCGTTTTTGTTTTACAAACTCAGGTCTTGTACTTCTTTCTATTAATTTAATTGCACTACTCTCTTCAGCCTTAATTCTTTCTGCAAGCATTGTTGGATCTTGCTCTGCTTTCAATACGTCTGCAATCATTGTTGAATAAGAATTAAGAGATTCAGTAACCAACTTTTCGTTTTGCATTCCAACCAATTTTAAATATTGATCTGTTGCTTTTTTGTATACAGCATTACCAGCGCTTGTTATTGATGCACTAAACTTCAAAGCCTCGTCAGCATCTACAGATGCAAGCACTTTGCGATAGCTACCATTTTTAGTAGTAATTGCTTTTATTTCGGTTTGTATTTGATCTAAATCAAATACACCAGACTCAATTGCAGAGCTTACAGCCTCTAAGTTTTGTCTAGCCTTTGCTTCAAAATCAATGCGAACTTGTTGTGCTTGAACTTTTCTAGCTGCATCGCCAAAGTATGTGCCTGGTTTAGCAAACAACTCTTGTGGGGTTTGCCCAGCCTCTTGGGCTTTTAATACTTGCTCCATTGTTGGTGCGTTTTCTACACCATATTGAGCGCCCTCTCTTTGAGCTGTCTCTGCGGCCTCTTTAAAAGCAAAGCTAGATAAGCGGTCTAATGCAGCGCTAATGCCTTGAGTCATAGCAACTGACTCTTTAATGTTAGCAAAGTCTAGACGCGGTACATCTGCTGGCAAATACCCAGTTGGTTGGTAGCGTGGAAGTTCAGCCATGATTTAACCTATGCTGGAGTAGAAAAATCATAAACTGGCGCTGGTTTACTTGGGGCGCCACCAATCTTGCCGCTCATAAATGCAGCAGACCCTAACTTACCAGCAGCATCAAAGTAGCCAGCCTGTTCAGCAATCTGCCCAGCGCCTCGATACAGACTTGCTTGTATCAAACCACCGCGTTGTGCCATGTCTGCATTTTGTAAAGCAAACATAAACTCTTTGCCACCGCGAGTATTGTTTACAGATTGAATTAAACCAGCGGATCCCTCAAAGCCCTGTGTGCCACCAGCAAATCCACGAGCCACTACAGCTGCGTTGGCTTGGTTGGTACGTCTAAGAATATCGTTAGCCTGTAGCTCATACTGAACAGCTCTTCGGTCAGACTCAACCTCTGCTTGCTTTGCTTGCATCTGATACATCTTGTTGCGGTCTTGGCCGGCCTTGATAGATCCATATGCGCTGATTACTGTAAGTGCTATTGCAACTGGTAGTGCCATATCATGTCCCCTGATGTGTTGCTACTTTGTACTCTAAACCGAGCAATGTCATCTTTAATGGTATGTCTTGCTCTACAGTAATCTTACCCTCTGTCGTATAGCCTCGTAATCCATGTATTGTTTTGATGCCAGTAAACTCATCAACTGCTTCATCAAGAATGTCACCAAACGCTCTAAACGGCACCTCAATGGTATTAATCTTCATGTGCTGGGTACTGGCCACCAACGCGTTAACCTCAACAATTCTTTTCTTAAATGCAATGCGTGTGCCTGTCTGTAGCTTTAGGTCTACAGGCATGGTTACTGCTTTTACAGAAATGGGTAAGCCTACCTCAAATTTAGTAGCTGATGAACGTGGGAATGTAACTGTGCCACCACCTGGCACAACTTGGTTAGCCTGTACCGATCCATCTAAAATTACATTGACTGTCTCTGTAGCTATATGAGTAACTGATACTGATGCGGCAACCCCACCAGTTGTGGCAGAGTCTGTAAGTAAGTTGTTGTCAAAAGCCTCAACGTAGTATTGGAATACACCATTTACATTACGCTTTGCTACCACATAGATTGTTGAGATATCTACACCCACATCTACAAAGGAGCCGTCTACTGTTGTAAACTCTGATGGTGCAATAACATTTTGTGCGCGTAGCAACGAGAACACAGCCATCGTGCCGTCATCTGAGTTAGTAATTAACAGTAAATCGTTTTCGTCAGTAGCCACAGACCTACGCAAAGCCATACGTGTTGGAGTACGCAAAAGGTGGCCAGCAAGCAACGATATTTTTTGCGTAACGTATGTAAGTTGCGTATCAGTATAGGCAAACTCATTTAATGATTTCCCTTGTCGTTGTACAAACAGGGTGCCAGACTCTAACTGTTGAACCCTAACACCTTCTTTAATGCCGTTACGGCTTGCTGTTTTAACAAAGAAATTCGTTGGAGTAATTGGGTCAAGGCCGTTTTGAGGAACATAGAACTCACCACCAGTTGTAAATACTTGTAAGTCGCGCCCAGAGATAATATCTACAATTGCGTTAAATGTATTGGTGTCTAATGTTGCCTCAATTGCATCATCGTCTAAGCCCTCTGTTGGGTCAAAGTCAAAGAACAGGCCAACCTTAGAACCCCATATGGTTGATGGTCTAGTCTTAGAGCCACCAAAATATAAACGACCTTCGTGGAATGTTACAGAGCGCGGATATCCTTTTGTAGCGCTCCATACATCTTCATAGCCAGACTCAAGTTCCCACGATCCATTAGCAATTGCTGTTGTGTTAAAGAATGGAAACTCAGTAATGGCATCAACAGAAGTAGTCGATGTAAATTTAACAATCTTGGCTCTGCCTTGTGGTGTTGCATTAACATATTGGTTAACGCTGCCAGCAGAAAATACAGCAGATGAGGCCGTTAATGTTACTTTGCCAGCAACAGCAGATGGCGTTAAAGTGCCAGCTGGATTGCTAAAGGTTGCTGTAAACGCATACTTTGGTATAGAGTCAAACGTAATAGTAGATCCTGTCCATGTTGCATCTGTGCCGCCTCGGACAATCTTAATTGGTGAAACATCTGGGTGAACCACAATTAGCGTATCAGCAGACTGTGTCCAAACAATGTTAGCCAGCCTAGCGCCTGTTAGCCCTAAAGCTGACGTATCAAGAAAGTTGTTACCGCTACCATTAATGTTAGTAATTAAAGTTTTGTTTTTAAATACAGTCATCCGATTATGCGTAAAACAAAGCATATAGGAGTCTGATGTGCTGAACTCAAACTCAACTAAACGTGTGCCATTACCAGCTGACTCTGCGCCTGTATTTGCTAGAGCTGATATAAATTTTGTACCTGGTCTACGTCTAATGCCACCCTGTGGCTGACACACCACATTGGTAGCCTCTTCTAATGCGTTCTGATAGGCAGCCAAATCAACCCTTGCTCGCAGCAATGGGTCTAACTCACCAGTAGAAAAGTTAGTCTGTATAGAGACAAAGCGAGCCATTAATTCCTTACAGAAATAAGTGAGAAATCATTAATTGCGTTAGTTGGGTTACCAGCTCCATCAATGTTCATGGCCTGTCTAAGATAGCCACCTCTGCCATTTTCTGATGGTGATCCAATAGCAACCGATTGCCAATACTGGCTCTTCTCGGTTTGGTCTGTAATCGGTAAAGCAAGGTGCCAAGTCATCATGTACTTGAGCAGCTGCACAAAGTAGCTTGGCATATCGTACTCAGGTACAGCGTATTGATAATCAATGTAAACCTCTTCATAGTCAGTCAATAGTTTGCTGCCCATGATTCTGTATTCTTTACGAGGTGGAATGCCAACAGCATCACTATCGTAAACAGCTCTAGGCGATCCTAATCGGTCACCTGGCAGTTGATACTCGTAGCGGTACTCATTGGTTGGTGTTGTTACTAATTGCGCTATAGAGGTCTTTTTAAAAGCAAATGACCAGGGGTACAACATTAGTGCTTGGTTACGAATGTCTGGGTATAGGCGATCTGATATTGATGCCTCCTCGCTACCTTCATTAAATGAAGATATTGGCTTTGCGCCTAACATCACGCAAGCATCAGAACATATTGATAGTGAGGTATCGCCAGATGCCATTTAAGTCTCCAATGTAAATATGGGCTATCGCCAGTTTTGCCAGCAATAGCCCACCTTGATACTAGATACTATTAGTCAGTATCGGTTGCACTTACAGTTGTACCATCAGCAATGTCAACCACACCAGCCGAAGACACAGCGTTGACGTAAGTCAACACTAGGCTGGGGGTAGTAGCGTCATAGACAAAAATAATGTCACCCACTTTTAACAGCGTTGCAATGCTGTCAAAGTAGCTTACAGTATTAACTGTAGCTTGGGTGTCTGTTGTTTTATATAAATACATCGATGGTGCATTACCAGACTTCGATGCACAAACAGTTACTAAACCAGTATTAGAATATGCCATATCATTCTCTCCTTAGATTAAGATTCGCGAGCGGTGATTTTGACAATACCCTCATCATCGATGTTAATTGCACCGGCTGAGAAAATGCTGTTCACGAGGAACGAGGTCTTCTCAGGGATGTAGTTAACTTCGGTGCGTGGAGCAATAGCTTCTGCATAGCCGATGGCATCTTTGTGGAAAGCAAAGCAAGTGCGGTCTAAAGACGCATCAACTGCTAGGCCACCCTCAGAGCGGTCACCAAGGATATGGAAAGTAAAGCCCAAGAACGTATTGATTTCACCAGCAACAAGTGCTTTAACAGTATTGAAGTCAGAGCTAGTTACAGCTGTCTCAGACAATAACGATGCTAAACCATTTGCGTGGAGGATAATGTGACGGCCCTCTGGAGGTACGTTATTTTTATCCAATAACTTTTTAGATTCACGCAACTTGGCTACGTTCATGTTGGTATCGCTACCACCGATATCGTTAGAAACAGTCAAGCTGGTGCTAGATGCTGTTAAAGCATCAAGAATCAACTGGTCTTGTCTACGGCCAATAGCGTTGCCCAAAACTTGTACAAGCTCTTGGCGCTCATCAAAGTTAACTTTAGCCTGGCTGAAAATGTCGCTGTACTCAGCGGCATTAAAGTCAGATAGGGTGCAAGTTACACTTGAAAATGCTACGTTTAATGGAGTTACGTCAGATTGTGCAATGCGTGGGGTAGCCACACCTTTGCCAACCTTTGGAAACTTAACAGTAGAGCCTTCAACTCCTCTACGCTGACGAACAGCACCTACCAGCATTGCTTTGCCCTGGAAAGCCTGTTTTACCTCAGCATCAAAGAGGGTAACAAAGGCATTAGATAATGAAATGCTCATGTGTTTCTCCTAAATAGGTAAAAAATAAATTGGGTTTTTGCTTTGGTGTGCCTGTTGCCAGGGCCTACGCTTGCTACTTGCGGTAGCCAATCGTCAGATTAATCTGCATCAAGGGCCAACTAAATGGTATGCCTTAATGAGTTTCTAGCAGAAATGTAGGAAAAATACAACATCTAGTGAAATATTTTTTACATCTACTAAATGTGGATAAAAAAACCCCCGGCAAACTGCACCGGGGCAAGGGTCACTCTCGTGAGGAGATTCTTTATATTAGCCGAAATTTTGAGCAAACATCTTCTCAACCTTGGCTCGGTAGGATGGGTCTGTCTTGTACTTAGGATCACCAACCATTTGGTACAGTTCGTCTTTGGAGGGAGCGCCCTCAATGGGTACAGACTCAACTGGGATGCGAGAACCTTCATAGGTCTCACGCAGTTTCATCAAAGCCTTTAAGCCTTTGGCAGTACCGCCCATATACTTAAACTCTTCAAAGTCATCTTTACCCCATACTCCCTTGTTTACAAGACCTCTAGCCCAATCTGTCATTCCTTTAATAATGACATCTGCATTAGGGCCAAGGGATGCTTTCTCTTCAGCAAGAGACCTGGTAACAGACTCTACTTTCTCTGCTCCCATACCAACAACCTTGCCGACTAAACTATCTAATGCGAGTTGCGATATCCCATTCTCTTGCGCCCAACTCATAACGTGACTGCGAACTGGGTCATTTTCAGGAACAGCACCAAATGCGGATGCATCATATTTGCCATCTGCTGGAGCTTTGTGTTTGCCTTGCGATATCTGTTTACGCAAGTCCATCCACGACTTTGCTATGCCCTCAAGATCGGGCTCAGAATCATCTTTTTTCCAAAAGTTCTCAGGCCACCAGTCAGGTCTATCTAGCGGGGTGTCATCTTCTTGCTCTGCTAAATGAGATATCTGTGTTGATTCTGGGTTTTGCTGCTCGGTACCTTGGCTGTCCTCAGTTGTTACTGAGTCCAGTAGGCCACCATTCTCTGTGGGCTGGACTGCTTCGGTAGTTTCCATGTTTACATTTTCCTTGCTTTATTAATCCTTGCTTCAAGATCCCTAATTACGCTGTTTTGTCCTTCTCGGTAAAAAGCATAGCTAGGATCAGAGCCAGGCAAGGCAACTGGCTGCTCTAACAAAGTAGCTCTTAACCACTTCATTAGCTTGTTTCCATCCTCTGAGCCAAGAACTCGGAGGCATAATTTGTTTAGGTCTTCTACTGATTGGTCAACATCGCGAATATCTGTAACTACACTTTCTAGGCCAGCCCATCCGTCAACATTCATTGTTTAGCCCCCAGCCATTTTTAACATTTCTGGTACAGCCTCTGGGTTTTGCTCGGCAACCTGAGCTGCCTGTTGTGCAATCTGCTGGAGGTTGTATTGACGCTCTGCTGAATCATTACGCAACTTTGTTGGGATGCCTAACTTGTCTGCAATGTAATCTGTAATCTCGCCCATCTTCGGTGTGGCTTGACCCTCTGGCCCAAACCCTTGAGCCATCTGTACGAACTGCATTACATTAGTTACGTCTTCCATATTCTGTGCCATAGCTAATGGGGCAACTGGCGCTACCTTAACCTCTAGACCATTGACACGCAAAGGCATATCGATAATGCCTCTGTCATCCATTACTTGCAGTATCTTGGATACAAGCGGAATCATGGTCTCGTTAATCAATCGACCAAAAGCTGATCCAAGATTTTGACTTAGCTCTTTCATGCGCTCAACAACTTCAGTTGCGGAGCGAGCAGACATATTATCGGGAGGTAAACTCTCGTCTAGCAGTATGCGTTTAATGTTCCCGCGTAGATCTCCCATGATAATTTGGGCTACATTAAAATCACCAGCTCTTGGCAATGGTTTTAGTGATTCGCCTTGTGGGCCACCATTACGCGCTACAGGAATAATTGCGCCTGGGATAATCTTGACAGTTGCTGGATTAAGAACTCCATCATCAGCTGCGGTATACACACCGGATATAGCTAAAGATGCGTTCTTTAATACTAGCTCTAGTGTTTTATTCAATGTCTTGATATCAGGCAACGCAGTAATCAATGGGCCTCTGCCGTATATCTCACCAGCCACCTTCATGTAGCGACTGACTACCCAAGGACTCTTCTTGAGTCTGCGATAGACCAGCTCTTGCTTAGACTCTTTGTGGATAACGTGATAGCAGAAATCTCCACGCTTTGGATCAAATACTGTAGCCTCAATCAACTCAAAGTCTTCGGTTGGCTTTTGGTCAATCTTTTGTTGTAGGTCTGATGGGATGGTGGCATCTTTCCATTGCTGAATGATTGCCTCACCCTTGATACGCATACGGCGGTATACATTGTCTACTTGGCCGTTAGCGCCCTCTTCAAACGCTACTAAGAATTGTGGCACAGGAATGAAGTTAATGGGGCTAGTGTCATCACCAGGCTGAACCATCATTACTGCTGTACCAACTGCAAGATCTAGCAAGAACTCGCCCATTGCAATATCAAAGTTAGACTGCTTAAGAGTTGCAAACATCTTGTCTGCGTAGATATCAAGAGCTGCTGATGCCTCTGCTTTGCGATCTTCTGGAATATCTGGGCCAGTTTCTAAACGGCACCATTTTCTCTGTGGTGGGAAGATACCTGACTGCAATCGGTTGGCGAAACGCTGGGTTGAGTTGATGGCCGTTGCGTCAAATACGCGGTTCATTTTCTTAGCGCCGCCTACCTTACCATCATAATACCCGTCATAAAGATTGCGTTGTGGCAGAGCGAACTCATATGCCTCATCGTATAGGTCTCTAAAATCCTCTTTCTTACGCAACGCTATATCGTGGCGCTTGAGGATATCCTCCGGTTTTAATCTCATCATCTCAGCCATATCAATCCTTTTTGTGCGTATTCGCAAAGTTGCGAGCTGCCTCTTTGCTACCAAATCCCCACTTCTTTAGAGCCAGCTTTAAGCGTGTTGGCTTTCCATTCTCATCAACGAGTGGGCCAGACATACCAGCAAACCGAGCAGCAAACGATACGCGCCGCGGATTAATTCCTTCACTTACAGGAGCTTTTAAATTGCTACCTTCTGTGCGTTTAAAGTATTTGCGGCCAGCCTCGGTAAGACCACCGCTTGGACTCTTATGCTCTTTTTTCACTAGCTCTTTTTAGGCTTCATTGCAGTCTTGGCCGCCTGTTTAAATTGTGCATCAGTTGGTGCGCCCTTAGAGCCAGGCTTACGCATCTTTTCTTTAGATCCCGCCTCAATACGCTCACGCTTGGCGTTAATGTTGGCATAAAGTCCGTTTTTCATTTCTTGTCCTTTAATTTAGTGTGGTTTAGCTTTTTGCTTGTGGCTGTGTGTTTTTCACCTGTCATAAGCATAGAACCTTCCTTGTGTGTTGCACCTTTATACTCTTTACCGCTAGGTAAGTAGTGTTTCTTAGTTGCACTCATTACTGATTCCTTTATAAAGTTTGACTAGAACCGAGGGTTTCTTGCGTCTTCATCTCTGAATTTAATCGTGCATCAGATAGAAGTTGACGGCCTCTGCGCCTTGCACCACGCAATTTTGCACCAGCCTCTTCTTGTGCTTGCGTTGCTTTTTCAACTGGAGTTTCTACCTCTTTTTTTACTTCAGCTACTGGCGCTTTTGATCCGCCACCACCACCAAATACTCCGCCCATGATTAATATCCTTTCATATCGGTAGAGCCAAGCGTTTGAATGCCTGTCTCTGGGGTTAAGCGTGTGTCCGATAACAACATCCGGCTACCGCCACGAACACGCGCTCTAGTACGAGCTGCGTTTTGCTCTGCAAGTTCGCGCTTTTCTTCTTCAGCTTGTGTGCGTATTCTTGCTGTTTCTTCTTTAGTCTCAGCAGCTGCGCGCTCTGCGCCGCTAGTATCTGGAGATCCACCAAATAATCCACCCATTTGTTACCTCGTCATTAGTAAGTAATCCACCTTATCAGGGCCATACCTCTTTAAAACCGCTTCGGTCTCAAACTTTAATGCTTTCGCATAACGTATTGCCCGAATATCGTCAGTTCTAACAGTTATTTGTAATCTGTGCAAGTTGAGATATCGGCTTGCGATATCTACAAATGAGCGACCGCATCGCAACATTGATGTTGGATGTTCTCTTGCTTGATTATCAAAAATGCTCCACATCTCGCCAACCCCACCCCAAAACAAAACAACTCCAAAAATGGCTATTGGCTTGTTTCTATAGAAAGCGGTAACTGCTGTGCCAAGCATAGATTGACTTGATATCATGGATCTGAGGTTATAGCCCCTAGCCACAGCCAACAGCTCTGGCTGATTGGTATCAAGCTGGTCAAAGTGGTCAATAACGAATGGCAGATAGAACACCCCTCTTTTGGGATGCATCTCATCATTCATGATGTCGTAAGGTATGGTTACTTTCATCTGGAAAAAATATCAAAGTCGCTATTAGCTACAGTTTGGGCTATGAATGTCTTAGATGCCCCTAGATTGCCCCTGGTCATGCGCTTGTATTCGCCACCACCTAGTAGTAGATACCCAAAGGCATCGCCAACGTGGGAGTGTTCATTCTTATTTGGGGCATCTCTAAAGCGCTCTTGCCCCGATCCGACTGATATACGCTTGAAGTGGTACCCACCAGCTAGTGATTTACGCAATAATTTGCATTTTGTGTCAACAATTAGCCCTGGCTTGCCGTTAATAAGGCGTTGCATGGGCGCGGCTGCTGACTCTCGGCGTACCTTGAAATCATTAGATGGGGTGGGTTGAGCTTTTAGCCCTAGTGTTTTAAGAAAGTCAAAGGCGGTAACCTCATAGATTGCATCTCTGGCCATACCGGCTGGGTCACCCCATACAAGAACTTGCATATTAGGGTATCGGGCGTTGATTTCGGACACAAGTTGATGACCAAAACGCTCCAAACCCATATCAAAAGTAACAATCTCATCAAGGATTACCCACCTTCCATTCGGTAAGCGCTGGCCAATGACCGCCGCCGGGGTTAAACCAAAGTCCAATCCTATTTGGAGCGGAACCGAGAGATCCAACTCGACATCACCAGACATAATGTTATCGTTATATTCCGGCCAAACTGACTTACCTTCTTGAACATAGGTGTATTTTCCCTCGGCATAGCATCTAATCCAATCTAAATTTTTACCTAATAGCATTTGCTGATAGTAACCCGCTGGTAGGTTAGCCACATTCTCAGCTTTGTTGTTTAATTGCCACCATTTGCCAGACGCAAAGATGCAGTCGTTAGCCTCTGGGTTCTCTGGCAACTCATCTTTAGATATCTCTATTACGCCACCAGGCTGCTTAAAAAACTTCCAAGCATACGCGCCCGTCATCTTTTCTTTCTCTGCCATCCTAAACCACCAATGGTCATCGTCCATCGGGTTGGTATCCATCCAAATACCATGCCAAGATGCGCCACCATCACGCTTAGTAGGGTATCTACCTACTCGGTGTGTAAGGCCATCAATGACAGCCTTTGGCAACTCTCGCGCCTCGTTGACCCACGCGCCCGTCAACTCCAAAGAAAGTAGCTTTCGCACATCTTTTGGCTGGTCAAGGGCTAGGAAAATAACCTCGCAATCAATGCCAGCCGCGCCTTCCCTACTGGGTAAGCGGATGTGGTGGGTAATAGGCGGTGTATGGAGCATTGGCCCAAAGGTGTTCTCTGGGAATAGGTCTAACCAGGTCTTGATTGTGGTAGTCTTAAGCTCTGGGTACGAGTTTCGTACGATAACAAAACGGGTATATCGGACACCATCGATAGGAGAGGGCTTTTGCTGAATTGCCCTGATAAATACTTCAGCGGCACAAGCATATGATTTACCAGATCCTACTGGCCCCATCATGCCACGCACAAATGCGTTGCTTGTTAAAAAATTGTATACTTCTGGGCTTTTAGAGAAGTCTAAATTAAGGCCAGACTCTGGTAACGCTTTAGAACTCATCTCTTTAGTTCTAGACATTGATTACCTTTTTAATGATATTTTAGTAAATATACTGTATAAAC